ACTGATAGAAATAAATCAGTAAAATTAGAATTCAAATTCTATTCACTAGTAAATCCTAATCAAAATACATTTACAATTCTTGATAACAAAGATTCTAGTGGGGTTCAATATAATAGAACATTAGTTAAAGATAAACTTACATACGATAGTGAAAGTCGCACATTTCAAAATAATAGTAGTAATATACAAGATATAACTAATATAGATAATAATACGTATAATTATACTATTGAAACAAAATTTAATAAATATTCAACTATTACATAGGAACAAATTAGACAATAGGCATTTAAATTAGGTACTATATGTTATAAAATAAGAGAAAAGACATTTACTTTTGAAGTTAATTAAAATATACAAAATTTAACACCCAATTTGGAATTTAAAAATATATTTATACATTTGCAATGAACTATAATTTATGAACTAATAAGTATATGGAAAGTATTATTGATTTATTTGATGATGAGCCTAGCGTCAATTCTGAAGGATTAGAAGAAGGTGACAATGGGTTACAGAGTGAAGAACCATCTAATGTTGAAGAATAGATAACTGATGATGGTAATGATGAAGAACAAGATGTTATTACTACACTCTTAAAAAGATAGGGTATAGTTGATCCTAATAAAATAAAATTTGAGGGTGAAGATGGAATTATAGAAGAAAAGTCTTGGGATGATTTAACATATGAAGAATAGTTAAATATTTTAACTAACCAAGAACAGCAAGATTCTGATGAGCCTGAAAATGATTTAGATGAAAGTGAAATCGACCTTATTAATGCAGTAAGAACTTCAAAAGTTACTCCGGAAGAATACTTAGATTATATTAAACAGTAGGCTATACAAGAGTATTTATCCTAGAATAATATAGCTCAGCCAACATATGCAGTAGACGATTATTCTGACGATGAGTTATTCATATATGATATGCAAGCTCGTATGCCAGAATTAACTGATGAGGAACTAACAGAAGCTTTAGAATCTGCAAAAGCAAATGAGGTTGTATTTAATAAATAGATTAATGGACTACGTTCAGAGTATAAGAAGTTAGAGGAAAATAAAATCCAGCAAGACCAATTAATTGCCCAATAGCAACAACAGGAGGAATATAATAGATACGCTAATGCTATTTGGGAAGGAATAAGTAATCAAGAGGATATTGCAGGCACATTTGAGTTAGAAGATGACGATAAACAAATGCTTGCTCAGTTTATTTTAGGTCAAGACTAGGCTGGAATAAGTTTGTTAGGTAAGGCTCTTAATGATCCATAGACATTAATTGAAATGTCTTGGTTTGCATTAAAGGGTAAAGAGGCTATAGATAGCATAAATGAATATTATAAAGAGTAGATTAGTAAAGCACGTGAATTTGGATATGCTAAGGGACTTGAGGATGGAGGAAAAAAGGCTCTTAGTGGTTCAACATCGTCTAAAGTCGTAAAGAAGCCTAGCAAAACTTTAATGAAAAGAGAAATTAAGACAATCGACGACTTAGATTTTGATAATTAATTAGTTAAATTATGTTAGTAGCAAATTTTGTAACAAACAACGCTGCTATGAGTGATACAAGAACTTATGAAGATTTCTATAAGTTCTTAGGTTCATAGCCACACAAATTAGGATTAGTTTCTAGACTATATCCACAATTAACAGCGTCTTATTTGACAGAGTCTTTAAGAAATATTTTCTATAATGAGACTAAGTCTAAGAATCGTTATCAATCAATTGACAGCTTATACTTTGAATGGGAAGTAGAAACAAATAATATCAAACGTATTCCATTTGCTTCTGTGCCAACAGAAACTGGTGAAAATGGTACTGATATTGTAATGGCTTTCACTGAGAGATATTTTGAGAAGTATGATATTTTCAAAATTGATAATTCAGGCCAACAATGTTTCGTTGTGGCTCGCCCAGTTCGTAAAGCTGACAATTATTGGGAAGTAACAGTTCGTCTTATTGATAATGATTATAAGTCAATTCTAGACGTCAGTGCTTGTCAGCCAGGAATGACCGCTAGATTCCAATCTAACGCTCACCCAGAGCTTCACCAAGAAGGTTACATTAAATATCAAAGTAATGTTTCTAAGCATCGTAACTATATCACTACATTCCGTAATGATGATTCTTGGTCTGCTTTATATGCTGCACACGAAGATGTATTTGTTAGTATTGGTAAAGGAGAGAACCAAGGTAAGCTCAAGGAGACTATCTATAAGATGGAGAAAAAGGAAAAAGTTTTACTTGACAACTTCTTATATGCCAGAAACAATGGTCTGCTCTTTAACAGAACATCAGTTGATGTGAATGGTAAATCTACAATTGTAGATCCAAATGATGGTAGACCTATCTACATTGGTGATGGTATTATTCCTCAAGTGGAACGTTTTGCTTCTAAATATGCATTTAGTAAGCTTACTGTAAACGTATTTAATACTGTTATTGCTATGTTAGGTGAAAAAGCAGAGCAACCAACAGGTAATAAATATGTTTTTATTTGCAATGAAAGATTCTGGTTCTTATTAAACCAAACACTTGGACAATACTTAGCCCAATTCCACACAGATGGAACATATCTATATTCTAAGAAAGCTAATGGTTATGTGGAAGTTGGTGCAAAAGCATTTGACACATATAACTATATGGGCAATCAAATCAGCTTCAAAGTTGATAGAACTTTCTCAAGAGAATATGGTTATAAAGAGGGTTATTGCTTATGCTTAGACTTAACTGCTGATTCAACAAGTGCAGAACCTCCTATTTTAAGTGATATTTGGGTAGGAGACATAGCCGCTTAAGTGCTATAAAAAATAACTTCTTAATTGCTGGAACTCCCACAGGGACAATCAGCAGCCAAGCATTGGGTTATACAGGCGTTGTTTAACGTAGTTCCAATGAAGGTTCATCGACTAGCCGCGAGGCGTAGATTATTTTTATAATCGAAATGGAAGATAACTTAATGAGTAAGTAAAATCAATATAAAATGAAATATATAGTATATTTAACAACTAATATAGTAAATAATAAAATTTATATCGGAGTTCATAAAACAGAAAATCCTTATACATTTGATGGGTATCTAGGATGCGGAGTAAAAATTAATGATAGATCTACTTATAGATATTGTCATACTCCTTTTGAGGCTGCAGTAAATAAATATGGACCTAGTAAATTTATAAGAAAAACATTAAGAGTATTTAATTCTTTGGAAGAAGCTTTAAAATTAGAAAAATACTTAGTGGATGAAGAATTTATAAGTAGGAAAGATACTTATAATATAGCTTTAGGAGGAAATATTCCTCCAATTAAAGTTAAAATTATTTATCAATACTCTTTGGAAGGAGATTTTGTAAAAGAATGGCCTAGTATCACTGAAGCTAGTATTTATTACAAATGTAGTTCTTCTGCTATTGGTAAAGCAATTTTTAATAGAACACCTAGTATAGGGTTTTTATGGTCAGAACAACTATATGAAAAATTAGATTTAAATACTTTTCATATTGATGAAAATAAAACTCCAGTTTTTCTATATAATTTAGAAGGAAATTATTTAGGTGGTTGGAAATCAATAACTAATGCAGCAAAAGTCCTAAAAACAACTACCCCTAAACTATCAAATTGTATTAAAGGAAAATACTGTTTTAATAAAAAATATTATATTTCTGATGTAAAATATGATAAATTTCCTATAGTAATTTCCACTACTCATAAAAATGGTAAACTTTATCAATATGATTTAGAAGGAAATTTTATTAAAGAATGGGATAATTATAGTGAAGTTGTCAAAATCTATGGTAATATAAATATCCATAGGGCTATTAGAATGGGTTCTTCCTGTAATAATTTCCAATGGAGTTGGGAAAAATTACCAAGAATGAAAAAATTAATAACAGAAACTAAAGCAAGAAAAGTTGGTAAATATACTAAAGAAGGAGAATTGATACAAGTATTTAAGTCTGTAAGAGAAGCTAAAGCAGATACTTGTGGCGCTCCTAATGTCCTTTCTGGAGAAAGAAAAACTGCAGGAGGATTTATATGGAAATATATTGATTAATTAAGTTAAAGATATAGTCAGTGCTTATAGTAATATAAGAAAATCGCAAATGTTCACTTTGAAGGGTGGTGACTTCATTCAAAATAAGATTGCTGGTGTTGGTAGTTTCAATGGTTTAAGCTCAGGTGAAGTATCAAGTCCAGTTGCTGGATCTCAAGCAGTTGTTTGGGGTTATGCAGGTGTTGGTGTGTTTAATCCTTATAGAAGCTTCATTTTAAGAGAAGTTAACAATAATTAATATTCTCTTTTTTGATAGAAGATTATAAAATTTT